ACGCGTTCAAAGCACCACGTTCGATCAAAGTGCCCATTTAGCGAAAGATCGCGTAAAAAGGCCAACTGTGGCCACATGTGCGGGTGTGCCATTTTGGCACTACTTTGGTCCAAATTGCCCTAATGGGCCCTCCCCCGCCCTTAAACCCCACTTAAGGGCGTTGGGAAAAATCGCCAAGTTAGACAGAGTTTTATTTCCTAGTCCGAATTTTCAACCAGGAGGACTTTTAGCAACGAAATGCAACGCAAAGACGAGTTTGCGAGAACCGACGTGATCCAGATTGCCAGGGGGTTGGAACGGTCCCTTTGGAACCTGGGTTGGGCCACTACGGAACGCTTGATGCCATCGAGGCGTCTTGGAATTTCACATTAAACGCATGTTGAGGAAACGAAAATGAAGATTGAAATCAGACCCATAGCGGACATCAAACCCTATCCGAACAACCCTCGCATCAATGATGATGCGGTCGATGCTGTTGCCAGTAGCATCAAGGAGTTCGGGTTCCGACAACCGATTGTTGTGGATACCGAAGGGGTGATCATCTGTGGACATACCCGATTCAAAGCCGCGCACAAGCTTGGGCTTGAGAAGGTGCCGGTGCACGTGGCTTTGGATCTTACCCCAGAGCAGATCAAGGCCTACCGGATCGCCGACAACAAGAGTTCGGAACTTGCCGATTGGAACTTCGACCTGCTCCCAATCGAACTCGGCGAACTGCAAACGGCCGGTTTCGATCTGTCGCTACTTGGTTTCGATCCCGATGAGCTTCTAAAGCTCATGAGTGGCGACGTCAACGAGGGGCTCACGGATCCGGATGATGTGCCGGCACCTCCAGATGAAGCGGTGACCCAACCCGGTGATCTTTGGATCCTCGGAGACCACAGGTTACTCTGCGCCGATTCATCGAAACCCGAGGACCTCGATCGACTTTTAGGTGGCCAGACCATCCAGCTGGTCAACACGGATCCACCCTACAACGTGAAAGTCGAACCTCGGTCTAACAACGCGATTGCAGCCGGATTGTCATCGTTTTCTAACGATAGCGCCTCTAAAAAACTTAAAGGGGGCCAAGGCAATGCAGCCTCGTTTGGGGTAGACCACGATACCGGTAAGCCGAAACATCCTGCAACGCACAAGAAGCTCCGAGCCAAGGATCGTCCCCTGGCCAACGACTTTGTGAGCGATCAAGAGTTCGATCGATTGCTCGATGCATGGTTTGGAAATATGGCTCGGGTTCTCGACCCAGGGCGTGGCTTCTACATCTGGGGTGGGTATGCCAACTGCGGCAACTATCCCCCGTTCCTGAGGAAGCATGGTCTGTATTTCAGCCAAGCGATCATCTGGGACAAGATGCATCCGGTGCTTACCCGTAAAGACTTTATGGGAGCCCATGAGTGGTGCCAACCGCCAGATACCATGGTTCAAACAGCCGGAGGCACGAGCACGCTGGGCCAAATGCGTGACGATGACCGCGTGGTTAGTTATTACTCGCACAGCTCAGCAATCGTTGGCTTGCGAGATGGCTACCGAGTCAAAGTCGGCAGACGCCCTTACGGAGGAAAGCTTTATGGCGTAACGACTCCAACGAAGCAATCTTGGGGTACCGATGGTCACATCTGGACCGTCCGCATGACAGCGGATTACCCATCTCGATGGTGCGTGTATTTGATGCGTCGTGGCACTTGGTGGCGCGTTGGCATGACCAAGATGCGAACCACCTGGGGCTTTGGTGTAAAGGGAAGATTGCTCCATGAGCTAGGAGACCAAGCTTGGATTCTCTCGCTGCATGACTCGGCAGCGGAGGCTCGGATGCAAGAACAGCTTGTGTCGATTCAGTTTGGGATTCCTCAGACATGCTGGGTAACGAACCGAAGCTCGTCGCACAGGCAAAGTGATCACATCAGAGACTTTTACGGTCAACTTGATGCGGATGCCCAGGAAGCTGCTGCTTGCAACGCACTTGCGCATTTCAATCGAAACCGAAAGTATCCGTTTGTTGACTCAAGCGATACCAGAGCAAAGTTTGGAGCGCGGCAGTCGATCCAGGTACGCTCGTGTAATCTCCTTCCTGGCAGCATGGAGGTTCCAACTCCGCAGCGTGGCCAAAGTGTGGAATGGAGTCCGATCCGGGCCGTTGATGTCCAAGACTACTCCGGTGAGGTTGTCTCCCTGGGTGTCGATACGCACGAGCACTATATTGCCGACGGGCTTGTCACCCACAATTGCTTTTATGGGTGGCTCGAGGGGGCCGCGCACGTGTATCTCGGGCCCAACAACGCTACGGATCTGTGGCAGATCAAGAAGGTCAATCCGCAGTCGATGGTCCACCTTACCGAGAAGCCCGTCGAACTTGCGGTCCGCGCGATGCAGTACTCATCGCGACCCGGGGAGAATGTGCTGGACCTCTTTGGTGGTAGCGGATCGACCTTGATCGCTGCCCAGCAGACGGGTCGGCATGCGTTCCTCATGGAGCTCGATCCGCTTTACAGCGATGTCATCGTCGATAGGTACCAGCGCTTCACAGGCAAGCCGGCGATCCTAGAGCGGACGGGGACATCACCGATTCCGATGCGTGCGGCCGACGCTAAGTAGCTTCACAGCTTATGGCAATGCCATGTTTGGTTTTGGAAAACATACAGGTAGTTCGCATCGCAGTTGCGTGCGAACTCCAGCAGAGAACGATTGTCGCAAAGATGCTTCGGTGGCCGAGCCCGAGCCAAGTACTCCGGGCCACCGGCCTCGGAGGTCAGGCTGCGAAGTTCACCACCGGCCAAGAGTGCCGAAACTTTCTCGATGGAGTTAAAACGTTGATCGAGAATCACGCCAGCATGTTCCGGATAGCCATCGTAGTGCAGGTACGTCGCCTGGAACGTCCCATCCTCGTTAGCACATGCGATCGTCGCTCGTGTGGACATGGTTGGGTCTTTCTAGGAATCGGATTGGTCAGGGATAACGATCTCAACAAGGTCGTCGGGCAGCGAGAGCATCAAACTCCGGCCGTTGTCCCAATCGACTTCGACCTGCGTCCATCCATGGTGCGGTTGGATCGCACAGACGGTACCAAGCGAACCTGTAGGAATCGGATTGGGGTCCTCGGGCATTTGAATCAATCGGATCCGGTCTCCGACTTTGGGTGCATCGATCATCGTAGGAGCTACTTTCGTTTAGAGGATCTTTCCGAGTTGGCTTTTCTTCATCGCGTCGATCGCTTCGCAGGCCAGGAGGTGTTCGGTAAGAAGCGGGCCAGCGGTCTGCGGTTGTTGTGCGTCGGCGATCTCAAGCATGTCGGCCAAAGTTCGAAGCCCCTCAACTGCTTTGTAGTAGGCCTCGCGGATCTCTTGGGCTTGGTGTGGGTCCATCGTGCGGAAGGCGTCGCGGAGAATCTTTTCGTTAGCTTGCTTGTCTGCGGTGGTCATCGTCTGGTTCCTTGTGGTGGGGTGTTGCGGTGTTGGCGACTATTGGTTCTTGAGCAGGTACTGCAGGAGCTTTTGTTGTTCGTAGAGCTTGTTGAGCTCGGCCTTGGCTTCTTTGGCTTCGCGGAGATCTCCGTCGGCGAAATCCGTCCAGCTCAAGCTGCAGGGTTGGTCGTTGATCATCGCGGTTGCATCCTCTACGGCTCGTTGGGCTCGCCAGAGCATTTGTTCGGCGGCCTTTGCGACCCGTTTCTTGGCGTCCGGAATCATCCACTCGAGGCGGTGGAGTTGTTCCTGGATCGCTGCGACCGTTGGGTTTGTTGCGGTGTCGTTCATCGTCGTTTCTCCGTGTTTGCGTTGGGGTTTTCGTTTGGCGTTACAACACATTTCCCATGCGTTGGGAAGAACATCAAGCCGATGTGGAAAGTAATGTTTTGGATTCTCGAAGAATGTTTTCGAGCCCCACAAACCGCACCGTTTCGCACCGTTCGCGTCGCTTTGGGTAGTGGGGTAACTAGGCCATCCAACGAGAAAACGCCCACACGTCGCAAACGTGGGGCGTTGTCGCCAATTCGAACCGTACTAGCGCCGGAGCCAATTCCGAATCGTCTTGAGCTCGTACTTGCCCAAACCCGAAACCGCATAGTCCTGGCCGTTGTGCCCGCGGGCGATCAATCGATCCCCTCGGCGCTCGACGTACTGGACCGTGGTATCGAGCGACGGGTCGTCTTCGGATTGGATCTGGTACGAATGGTCGGAGTCGGGGTAAACCCGCTGGCCATCGGCAAGGTCGGTTACCAAATGGATCTGTCCGATGTGCATGCTAGCGCTCCGTGGTCGTGGTGGTTGGGTCGCGAGCGGGTAGTGGTGGATCGAGCTCCTCGGCGATCGAGAGCAGGATCTCGGCAAGTTGGTTGGCGTAGATGCAAGCCACCTTGCCCGACTCAAAAGCCTCATCGAGCCGCAGAGCGACCTTTCGGATCGCATCTGCGACTCGGTAGTTCGGATCGCAGCTCACTGGGCCACCTCGGCGTTGGCGCTAGCGGCTACGAATCGGCCCCGATCGGTCTTTACGAATCGCGAAGCCTCCCCCTTGGCCAACTCGCGAAGGATCGCGCTGTAGAGCGTTGCGTGGGGTGTCTTGCCACCGGGGCTGGTCCAATAACCCTTGGCGGTCATCGCCTCGATCATCTGCTGGACGTTCAAGGGTTCGGTCGCTTCGCAGAGAACTTTGTGGGCGGCAGCCAAAGCGCTCAGGCGTTTGGGTTCTTGCCCCTCGGCCTTCTTGGCGGATCGTTTTGGCTCTTGGCCTTCGGCGTTCTTCGCAGATCGCTTTGGCTTGATCGGAACAATGTCGGGGTCTGCCTCGTTGGGCGGCTGGGCCTGCGATTCGCTTTGGGTTTTCGTTGCCGATTTACCTTTGCCAACCTCGCCGTGCAACCGCTGGGCGCTTTTGACGAGGATCTTCTTGCCGGTCGCGAGGTTGGTGGCGTTCCAACCACCGCTGGGTTTCTCGCTATCGATCTGGATCTCGACCTTCTTGCCGGTGACGTTCGCATAGTACTTGCCACCGATCTTGACCTCTGCCTTCTTCATTCGTCTCTCTCCCGTGTTGGAACCGTGGTTAGCTGCCATCGTCAGGCCGCTCGCACTACCGAGCGACGATCCCGATCGCGTCGGGATTTCGGCTTAGGATCCCCAGACCAGGTCGGCCAACCCGCATCCGAGGAAGTCGACCAACACCTGGATCTCGGTGGTCGCGGCGGGTACATCCAACCCGCGGTCGAAGTTGAAAAGGGTCTTCTTGGTTTGGATGTCTTGAATCCAGAGCTTCGAAATCTTGGTGCGTCCGAGTTCGTACTCTTCGCTCTCGGCGTGTTCGGCGAACACCAGGGCGTCGAACCGCATCGCGTCGTTGATCTTGCCTTGTACCCAAGCCCCCCCGCAGGAGGTTCGCTTTTCGATCTTGGTGATCACCAGGTCGAGGTCCGTTACGTCGATCTTTTCGTTGGCCATGTTTGTTTCTCCGTGTGGGAAAAGGTGGTTTTTCGTGTGGCGTATGCATATAATTGCCATGTTCTCAAAACACTTGCAACTCGATTATGCGATAATCTGCCAGTAATCTCCAAACTTACAGAGATGTTCGGAGAACACCGCAGATTAATTTTTGCGGGCTACGTCCCAGGCTCGCTTGGTTCCGTACCCAAGCTGCTTGCCTTCGACGATAAAGAGGACCGAATCTTCGGCCGCATCGTCGCCATCTTCGTCGTCTTGCCCGTCCTCATCGTCGTGACAGTCGTTGATCTCGGCCCCCGAGGCCAAGCCATAGACGGAGTTCTCGAAGGGCCAGTTCTGCTGGGTCATCAACCTGACCTCGGCATCGCCTCCGATCTCGTCGCGGTAGTCTTCAAGGCGTGCAATCAATTCATCGATCGTCATGGTCTGTTCTCCATGGGTTTGGAAATAGGTTGGAAACAAAAGGGCGTTGCACATCAGTACAACAAGCCGGAAAACATCAAGCCGCAAGCAAATCAAATCCGGGTGAAACACCCCGTGTGGATTCGATCCCCTATATGTATGACCTACACGGTCACGATGCCCCGTGACGAACCCAGCAAGAAAACCTTGGGGTTTTCCCCAAGGTTCTTGCCCGCTAGCGCCTTAGGCCGCTTGGTCGTATTTCTTGGCCATCTCCAGGAGCTTGTTCTTGATCGTCTTCCATTCGCGGTTGGTCTCGCCGGTGATCTCGCCGAAGATCTTGTTTCGCAGGTCACCCTTGTACCAACCCTTGGTCCATCCGAGCCGGTAGAAAAGGCGGTTGAGTTCTGTCTCCCCCAGGCCAGCCCCGGGTCGATCCCAGCAGCTCTTGGTTCCGTCTTTCTTGGCGTAGTCCCAATCGGCGCATCGTTTGGTGTTCATCGCCAGCTCTGCCAACCCCAGGACCATCATCAGGTATCCGACCACCTTGGTCTTGTTGAGCGTTCCGGCGAAGGCCCGGAATTCGATTCGGTTCTTGCCCGCGGCCAGGTGCGTGAGGTTCAGCAGGTGGTAGCGATCCGCTTCGCATCGGTTCTTAGCGGCGTCTTTATCACCGTATTGTTTGATCCGTTTGGTGTAGACCGTTTGTTCTCGCCTGCGTGTTCCGGTGCTTGCGAAGATCGCTTTTTCGTGGTTGCCGACCAGGGAAATCAATCTGGCCAAGGCGGCCGCGTCGCCGTTCCATTCGATCGTTATGTGCAATCCGCAGCTCGCGTTGACCTTCGCGTCGTGCTCGTTGATCTTGTCGATCGCGTCTTCGATTTGTTTGAGACCTTCGTATCCCTTGAGCTTGGGGCTTACGAATTCGCATCCCTTGCGGTTGGGTGTTTCTGGTTTGATGCTCGCGTCGCGTTCTGCTCGCCATCCGGTCGGGAGCCAAGGTACTTGGTATCCGTGGTGGTATGGTCCGATCGGTGTGGTGTCGCTGCTTGGCAGGGTGGTCTCGAACTCGATTCCGAAGGCGATCTGGTTTGCGTTCATCTTTGTCTCTCCATTTGGGTTGGGTGGGTCTATCGTTTGCGATCGCGTTTGCGTTCGCGTGGTCACATTGAGCCATGCGGTTCGATACAGATGAAGCCGAGAAAGCATGTTTTTTCCAGTCTTTTTGCATGTTTTCAGGTGGCCCAACAAAGGCGGCGGTTTGCGCCAAGTCGCTCGCAAAACCATCTTGGCCAAGGGTTCGCATGTGCCAACAAAACACGCCGGTGGGCCCCGTGTGGGCCACGGTGCCAATCCTCAAAGAAGGGAGCCTGGCATGAGTGACGAAAAAAAACCAATCGATCCGAATCGACTAACCCCCGAGCAGGCTGCCAAACTTCTCTCGGCAGCGGCCAAGATCCGGATTCCCGAGGAGAACATTGTGCTGGACATCGATAGCGGTGCTCCAACAAACCAAGATGGATCAATCAACTTGGTCCACTACATCGCATGGATGGTAAAGGAGATGGGCCGTGGTGAGTGATCCAAGGAAACTTCGACCTAGCGAACTTTGCAGAATGCTAAACTCCACACCGCTAGGTGAGGTCATTAGCGAGAGGCAACTGTATCGACACCGAACACGTGCTGGCATGCGCATCGGCGATGCAAGGTACGTTGACCTGCTTCGCTACGGAGCGTGGCTAGTTGAGACTCGGCATGCGCCAGCACCCGAGTCGTCTGGGGATCCATACGAGAAGCTCAAAGAACGTGCTCGAGCACGCAATGTGGCTATTGCAACCGCAGGCCGTGACATCGGTGAACTTCCGGAGATAGCAGACCCCGAGCGAAAGGCCAAGGCAGCCACGAACTTTCGCTACTTCTGCGAGTGCTATTTCCCACTGACGTTTCATCTGGCTTGGTCGGATGATCACCTGAAGGTTATCAACCGGATTGAGCAGGCAGTACTGCGTGGGGGACTGTTCTCGATGGCAATGCCTCGAGGTAGCGGCAAGACCACCATCTGCGAATGTGCTTGCATTTGGGCGGTTCTCAATGGCCACCGAGAGTTCGTATGTCTCATTGGTAGCGATGAGGGCCATGCCTGCGATATGCTCGAATCGATCAAGATGGAGCTCGATGGAAACGAGCTGCTCCTTGCGGATTACCCCGAGGTTGTTTTTCCCATTCAATCGCTTGATGGAATCGCCAACCGATGCAATGGCCAGCTCTACAAAGGGGAACGAACGCACATCGGTTGGACCGCCAAGGAGATCGTCCTGCCGACGATGCCCGGAAGCATCGCAAGCGGAGCGATCATCAAGGTCGCCGGCATCACTGGTCGGATCCGAGGCATGAAGTACAAGCGATCCGACGGTCAGACCGTTCGGCCCACTCTTGTGGTAATCGACGATCCCCAAACGGACGAATCGGCTAGATCCCTTTCCCAGTGTGCCACTCGCGAGAGTATCCTCGCCGGGGCCATCTTGGGTCTCTCGGGCCCGGGGAAAAAGATCTCTGGAATCATGCCTTGCACGGTCATTCGTCCAGGTGATATGGCCGACAATATCCTCTCGCGAGACAAACACCCTGAATGGAATGGGGAACGGACCCGGATGGTCTATGAGTTTCCAAGCGACGAAAAGCTTTGGACAAAGTATGCCGAACTCCGCGCTGAGAGCCTCCGTAGCCGTGGAGATATCTCCTTGGCCACACAGTTCTATGGTTCGAATCGACTTGCCATGGACCTCGGATCGCGGATCGCTTGGCCCGAGCGTTACAACCATGATGAACTATCGGCCATCCAGCATGCGATGAATCTCAAGCTTCAAGATCAAGCAGCATTCTTTGCCGAGTACCAAAACGAACCTCTGCCAGAGCAGGAAGCCAGCGACAACGAACTAACCCCAGATCAGATCGCTGCGAAGTTTAACCGAATCGACAGGCGGGTGGTTCCGATCTCCACCAACCATCTAACGATGTTCGTGGACGTCCAGGCAACACTCCTGTTTTACGCCGTGGTCGCCTGGGAAAGCGATTTCACCGGATACCTGATCGACTATGGAAGTTACCCGGACCAGAAACGGCCGTATTTCACACTTCGGGATGCAAGGAGCACGCTGGCGACGGTCACCAAGGCCGGAGGACTCGAGGGGAGTATCTACGCTGGTCTTGAGAGGTTAACCGGAGATCTGATTGGTCGGGAATGGCGACGAGATGATGGTGCCATGATGCGGATCGAGCGATGCTTGATCGATGCCAACTGGGGAGCTTCGACCGATGTGGTCTACCAGTTCTGTCGGCAGAGCGCTCATGCAGGGATTGTGATTCCCAGCCACGGGAGGTTCGTCGGAGCATCCAGTCAGCCGTTTTCCGAGTACAAGCGTCGCCCGGGGGATCGCGTTGGTCACAACTGGAGAATTCCAAATATCCATGGGAAACGAGCCGTTCGGCACGTGGTGTATGACACCAACTACTGGAAAACCTTCATGCATGCTCGCATCGCCGTTTCGATGGGGAGCAAAGGTTGCTTGTCCTTTTTCGGAACAGGCCCCGAGACCCATCGTCTCTTGGCCGAGCACCTCTGTGCCGAGTACCGAGTGCGGACCGAAGGCCGTGGCCGAACTGTGGATGAATGGAAACAGCGCCCGGAGCGAAGTGACAACCACTGGCTCGATTGCATCGTTGGCTGCTGCGTCGGTGCGTCGATGCAGGGAGTGGCTCTCTCGGGAAGCGAGTCGGTAGGCATACCAAAGTCTGGACGGGTTAGTTTCGCCGAGCTTCAAAGGAAACGAAACCGATGAACGAGCAAAAATCAGAAAGCCGTGATCGAGGGATCTCTTGCCCGCAGTGCGGTTGCAGGCACTTCTACACGACCAACACCGAACCGCTTCACGATGGTCGCATCCGTAGGCGTAAAGAATGTCGGCATTGTGGCAGACGGATCGTCACCTATGAATCGACGCAGACGCCGCAACGAAAATGCTAGATGTAGCACGATCTGGCTGATTCTTTTCTTTCCTCCGTCATCAAGTCGGCTCACCGGGTAGTTCTACAAATAGGCAAATCGAATTGTCTATCGAACTGGAGCTAACCCCATGGCTGATGAGCTAGAAGACACCATTCTTGAAAACGCGCAAGGACCAGCAAAGGCCTCGGGCGATGCGGGCAGCATCGAGCAGCACAAGCTGACCGACCAGATCGAAGCCGATCGCTACCTAGCCTCCAAGCAAGCCGCAAAGTCGAAGCGTCGTGGCTTGGTCTTCAACAAGATCGTTCCACCGGGGGCCGAGTAACCGTGTTGTCCTGGATTTCCAATTGGTGGTCAAGCAAGCCTGAGCAAGGTTATAAGCCAAGCGCAGTTCGAGTCGTGCGCGCACGCTACGACGCAGCAGTGACCACTGACGACAATCGTCGCCATTGGGCCAGCGCCGATGGGCTCTCGCCCAACGCATCCAACAGCGTCGAGGTTCGCCGGATCCTTAGGAACCGCGCTCGGTATGAAACGGCCAACAACTCGTATGCTCGAGGGATCGTTCTGACCCTGGCGCATGACGTAGTGGGTACCGGCCCCCGGTTGCAGATGCTCACTGGCGACTCTGAAGCCAATCGTCGCATCGAGCAAGCTTTCATGCTGTGGGCTCGCTCGGTGCAGCTCGCTGAAAAACTCCGCACGATGCGGATGGCACGCGCCACGGATGGCGAATCTTTCGCAATCCTCACGAACAATCCTCGCCTCAATACCGAGGTCCAGCTCGATCTTCGCCTCGTCGAGGCAGACCAGGTCACGACGCCGGATCTCGACCGACTTTCCACCATCGCTGTCGACGGGATCGTGTTCGATTCCTCAGGCAACCCAGTCCAATACCATATCCTCCGCAATCACCCAGGTGATGGGTTTTACTCGGGTCGCAGCGATTATGAGCGCATTCCCGCAGATGCGGTGTTGCACTGGTTCCGAGCAGATCGACCAGGACAAACGCGTGGCATCCCGGACATCATGCCGGCATTGCCACTCTTCGCACAACTTCGCCGATTCACCCTTGCGGTTCTGGCGGCTGCTGAAACCGCAGCCGACTTCGCCGGGATTCTCTACACCGATGCGCCGGCCAACGGAGAGGCAGATGCGGCTGAACCCTTCGAACCGATCGAGCTGGAGAAACGAGCTTTGGTAACGATGCCAGGTGGTTGGAAGATGGCTCAGATGCAAGCTGAACAACCATCGACAACCTATGGTGAGTTCAAACATGAATTGCTCAACGAAATCGCTCGCTGTTTGAACATGCCGTTCAACATCGCTGCGGGTAACAGCTCGGGCTACAACTACGCCTCGGGTCGGCTGGACCATCAAACTTACTACAAGGCGATCCGAGTCGATCAGTCGAATCTCGAACGAACCGTACTCGATCGTCTTCTTGCGGCTTGGCTCGACGAAGCCGCTCTTCTTCCCGGTTTGCTTCCCAACGGACTTGGACCATTTGCCCGGTGGCCACACCAATGGTTTTGGGACGGTCACGAGCATGTGGATCCAGCCAAAGAAGCCAACGCCCAAGCGACGCGTTTAGCCAGTCACACCACCACTCTGGCAGATGAATACGCCAAGCGAGGCCAAGACTGGGAAACGCAACTTCGCCAGCGAGCCAAGGAAATCGCACTTATGTCTGCGCTTGGTTTAACGGCCGAGCAAGTTTCTCAAACTCCAACTCAGGAACCACAGGATGTCCAAGACGAAGAAGTCCCCGTCGACGATGCTTAAGGCAGAAGAGAACCGCAATCAACTGAGGTTAAGCGCAACGGCAGTGATCGATGTCGATGCATCAGCTGACGGTACATCAAGCGGTGTGCTCCCTCGTTTTCGGATGGTCGCTTATACCGGTGGTCAGATGCGAGTCGCCGGATGGCGTCATCCTGTGATCATCGACTTAGCGGGCCTATCGATCCCATCGCAAGCACGACCGATCCGATTCGGTCACGATCCCCTTTCGGGTGTTGGCCATACCGACTCGATCCGAGTCGAGGCCGGCCAGCTTGTCGCCACCGGCGTGGTCTCTCGGGATACACCTGCTGCCCGCGAAGTGGTCGTTAGCTCTAAGAACGGTTTTCCATGGCAAGCAAGCGTGGGAACCGGTGTGGATGAATTCGAGTTCGTCAAGGAAGGTCAAAAGGTCACCGTCAACGGCAACCAATACAACGGTCCGGTGAACGTGATTCGAAGGTCCTCGCTTGGTGAAATCAGTTTCGTAGACCTTGGTGCCGACGGAGCCACCAGCGCGAGTGTCGCAGCTCAGGCATCAGCAACCTTTGGAGAAACCGAGATGGATCCAAGTCAAACTGCAAACCAAGACGACCAAACCGCAGCTCCAACGACACCGGTCGCTCCGGATGCAGTTCCGGTATTGGTCCCTCCGAATCCGGTTCCAGTCGAACCGGTCACGAACCATCCTGAGAGAACGACTGAGGTCGAAGCCATGAGGGCGGCCCATGCTACAGAACTCGAGCGAATCGCAGGGATTCGCAGTATTTACAACGGGGCACTTCCGCTGGTCGAAGCCCAAGCGATCCGCGAAGGTTGGAACCTTGAGAAAGCTGAACTCATGAAGATCCGAATGATGCGCCCTGAAGTTCCCGCGATCCATGTCCCGCAAAACACCATTAACGCGAGTGTCTTGGAAGCTGCTTGCTACATCAGTGCTGGTCTGATGAACATCGATGAGCATGTCCAAGAGCAATCCCTAGAAATTGCTGCTCGCAAATTCAAGGGAGGGATTGGTCTGCAGGAACTCTTGCTCGAGGCTGCGTGGGCCAATGGATACACCGGTCGATCCTTCCGAGATCACCGCGAAGTGATGCGAGCAGCATTTGGTGGCCGGGTGGAAGCAAGCTCGATCAGCAATGTGGACATCGGAGGCATTCTTGCAAACGTCGCGAATAAGTTCTTGCTCGAAGGGTTCTTCACCGTTGAGCGAACCTGGAGAAACATCTGCGCGATTCGGAATGTCACCGACTTCAAAACCGTGACAAGCTACCGATTGATCGGAAAGGATCAGTACGAGCTAGTAGCTCCCGGCGGTGAGATCAAGCACGGGAACCTTGGCAATGAAAGCTTCACCAACAGGGCAGATACCTACGGGTTGATGCTCGGAGTTGATCGTCGAGATTTTATCAATGATGACCTTGGGGCGATCACCACCGTTCCTAGGAAGCTGGGCCGTGGATCTGGCTTGAAGATCAACGATATATTCTGGACCACGTTCATGAATAATTCGGCATTCTTCACGGCTGGAAATAAGAACTTCATCTCCGGTGCGGATACGGTTCTTACGATCGATGGCCTAACTAAGGCCGAGGTGGCCTACTACGACTTGGTGGACGCTGATGGTAAACCCATCGGAACGATGCCCACGATCTTGCTGGTTCCAACGGCTCTCTCAGCTATTGGATCCCAGCTCTATAAGGCGCTGGAAATGCGCGATAACACGGCCAACGCGAGGATGCCTATCAACAACCCTCACGCGGGTAAGTTCCGGGTCGAGGTGAGTCGCTATCTAGGTAACGCGATCTACAGCGGCAACTCGACCAAGGCTTGGTACTTGCTCTCGGATCCAAACGACCTGCCAGTGATCGAAGTTGCATTCCTCAACGGGCAAGAAGCCCCAACGATTGAAACGGCTACGGCTGATTTCAACATCCTTGGCGTTCAAATGCGAGGCTATCACGATTTCGGTGTGGCTTTGCAAGACCAAAGAGCTGCAATCAAGAGCAAGGGTGAAGTGTAGTCGGCACTTTACTCGTCGGTTTATTCGTCCAACTAAGTCAATCAGGAGAAACAGTCCATGCCTCAGGCAACCTTTATTCAGGATGGTAAGTACATCGACCACACCCCTGCATCCGCATTGCAATCCGGGGATGTGGTGGTTCAGGGTGATCTTGTTGGAGTAGTGGTCAGACCACTGGCTGCCGGTGAACTCGGTGCGCTGGCTGTCGACGGGGTGTTTGACTTCAACAAAAACACCGGCGTGGCATTCACAGTCGGCACCATCTTGTACTGGGACGATGCCAACAACGTCGCGACTGCCACGGCTACTGGTAATAAATCGATCGGCAAGGTGGTCAGAGCAGCAGCCTCCGCAGACACGACCGTCCGGATGCGAATCAGTCAGTGACCTAGAGGTCGCTTCGTTTCGATTTTCAGTTTTGTTTGTGAATCATTTCCAAGGAGCCGTTATGAAGACTTATTCTCTGGCAAGCATGGTTTACATGCTTTTGTGTTTTGTTTCCATGCTTCATGGCCAAGACAGAGTGTGCCCTGATGGCAAATGCCCAGCCATGCAGTATTCCGGAAGCGGATCGATCGTTCTGGATCCATTCACCGAAGAGTTCGCGATTGTAAGAAATCAGGCTCGATCCAGGTCGTTGGCAGCATCTTTAGATCGGTTCGATCAAGTGATCCGAGCAACGGTGCGAGTGACGGTAAGCAACGTCTGCGGTAGCGGTACCATCGTTGGTAGGACTTCCGAGGGCAACGCGATCGTACTTACCAATGCCCACGTTGCAGGTACCACGCGTGGCCGAACCGTCAACGTCGAACGATGGAATACCAATGGTGTATCGGAGCGAAGCACCGCTGCGATCATCGCATCGGGGTACGGCAAAGGGACCAGCGTGGATTTTGCGCTACTCAAGTGCAATCTCGCATTTGCTAAAGATGTCGAGCCGATCCCCATTGCCGATCGCTACCCAAACACCCAGTCTCTGATCACCACCTTCGGTTGCCCGCGGTGCGAGTGGCCAAGCTTGCAGGTATTGCGATTAAACCGCAAAGAAGGTCAGCTTCTTTCGTGGAAGCCTGAAGCCATCGGTGGCCGAAGCGGTTCGAGCATCATCGACTACAGCGACGATGGACCTCGTGTGGTCGGTTTGCTTACCTGGGCTGGCGGTGGCGAGGGGTTGGGCCAATCGACTCCGTTTTTGCTCAGCGCCATGCGAGGCAAGCTACCTGCGACGCTCGAGGGACTCCCCTCGGGCACCCGCGAAGTGAGCTGCCAAATCGATGAGAGCCAGGAAATAGTCCAAGTTCCCTCGACGACTTCTGGGGAACCGATGCAGGTGCCACTTGGGCTTTTGGCTCAGTCGCAGGTCCAAGACGATGTTCTGGATTCGATCATCGATCGACCAAGGATCAGGCCATCGCCTAGGGAACCGGAGGACTCTGGGATCATCACCGATCGATTGCGAATCGGTCCGCAGTGGACTCCTGGCGGACTGATCGCAACGTCGGCTGGCTCGAGCATCGCCTTGCTGTTGGGATTGCAGTATGGAATTCCGCTGGTTCTGCAAGCGATCCGCAACGCCAGGAAGCAACGTGGCAATGCGGTGCTCGATGACGAGCAGTTCAAAAAGCTCATGGAGCAGTACCAAAACCTGCTCAAGCTCTTAGAGCAAAACAATCAGCCCCCTGCCAACCAGCCGCCTGTGAATAAGCCGTAGGTGACCGTGATGGCAGATCTACTACGTGCTGGACAGCAGTGGCTCGCAAGCAAGCTCAAAACGCATGCCTCCAGCACAGTGATCTATGTGCGAGGTGTAAACCAAGTGAGCGTCTTGGCCACGATCGGCCGGACGCTGATGAAGCTCGAAGATGGTTACGGTGGGGTCCGAATGCAATGGACCGATCGTGACTATCTCATTACACCCGCAGATTTAATTTTGGCTGGATCGCTCATCACACCCGAACGTGGTGACACGATCCGAGAGACCGTAGGCAGCAAAGTCTACACCTATGAGGTCAACGCTCCAGGTGGGGAGCCTGCCTGGCGCTGGTCGGACCCACATCGAAGCCTGTATCGAATCCACACTAAGGAAATTGGAATCGCTTAATGCCCGCTAACATCGTCGCCATCGCAGATGCAATCACCGCAGAGTTAAACGGCAATGCGTTCAGCCAGCCGTTTACTGCTCAGCGGCAGTATTTGCCCATCTACGACCTCAAGTCCATGTCGGAATTGAAGGTGACGGTCGTTCCCAAGGGGCTTGTGAGTTCCTCGCTGGATCGATCGCGAGACAACTTCGATTACCAGATCGATGTGGGGATCCAAAAGAAAACTCAAAACCAAATTGCAACGATCGACGCACTGATGCTCTTGGTCGAACAAATCAGCGACTACTTTCGGAGCAATCCACTATCGAGCTACCCCGGTGCTCGCTTCATCAGCGTCGAGAATACTCCGATTTATGCGCCGGACCATCTGGAAACAATGCTGCAGTTCACCAGCGTCCTTACTCTTACCTATCGACTGATGAGGTAAACATGATCGACGTGAAAGTCACCACCAAAAAGTCATTCGACAAAGTCAAAAGCAAGGCACAGCAGGGAAACTTCAAGAGCCTTGGCCACGCGGCTGCCTCGATTCGCTTGGTTGCTCGTCGCTCCATCAAACGTCGGCAGACCGCTTCGATGCCAGGCACACCTCCGAATACTCGGCAAGGCCAACTCAAGCGATCGATCGTCTATGCGATCGACAAGCAGCGAGGGATCGCAACCATCGGGCCAGACATCTCGGTGGTCGGTACCGCAGGCAAAGCACATGAATTCGGGGGGCGGTTCCGCAAGGAACGATACCCCAAGCGACCCTTCATGGGACCAGCGCTAGACAAAGTCAAAGATCGATTACCCCCAATGTGGGCTAATAGCGTTCGTTAAGGAGTAACAAATATGCCAGCCAAACTTGGACTCGATGCAAAGCTCTATCGGAATACTGGGACTTTTGCAGCGCCGACCTGGGACATCATCGGCAACGTGAAAGATCTCACTTTGAACCTGGAAACCGGCGAAGCGGACGTCTCGACCCGTGCCAATAACGGATGGAGAGCCACGGTAAGCACGCTCAAGGATGCGTCGCTGGAGTTCGAGATGGTCTGGGATACCGTAGACACGGATTTTACAGCGATCCGCGATGCGTTCTTGAATAGCACCACGGTGGAACTGGCTGTTATGGACGGACTGATCACCGGCGCAGGGAGTAGCGGATCGCAGGGACTCAGAGCCAGTTTTCGCATCGCAAGCTTCTCTCGCAATGAAGCCCTCGAGGAAGCGATCACGGTTTCGGTGACCGCCAAGCCAACCTATTCGGCAAATCCACCTTCCTGGATGACCGTTGCCTAATCCTGTTTCGTTTCTCTAGCTATCGGAAGGCAATTAGAAAATGCACAGTTTTGTGGATAACTCCCGACGGACCTGGGAAGTTGCGATCAATGTTACGGCCGTCAAGCGGATCCGTGGATTGCTTGGGATCGATCTCTACGCGCTAGTCGACGACGGATTCAAGTCACTTTCGAAGCTCGTCTCCGATCCAGTCTCTCTGGCCGACGTGCTGTATTGCTTGTGCAAGGACCAAGCTGACAAGCAATCGATCTCCGACGAAGATTTCGGAAGAGCACTCGCTGGCGATGTGATCACCAACGCGGCCGATGCTTTCATCGAGGAACTAATCGATTTTTTCCCAGATGCCCGCGCCAGAGCGAGCCTTCGCAAGGTGATCGAAGCGGGCAAAGCGGTTCGGGACAGAGTGGTCAGCCACGCGGAGAGGATTCTCGACTCGATCGACCCGGAAGTCGAAGCGATGAAGTGGATCAGCTCGTCTGGCACCTTGCCGGAGTCCTCTGCATCGACCCAGGACCATTTACCCTCCGAGAGCTGATCGCCATGGGCCAGGCACGCAGCCAGGTTCTGTGGAATCACACCTCGAGCATTCTGGCGATGCTTGCCAACATCCATCGCGATGCCAAGCGCTCAAAAGTCTACCACCCATCGGACTTCAATCCGCACGCACAAAAACGTTCACAGCCAAAGACCATGGTTGGAGTCGAAGTCCTCAAGCACGTGTTCATCGATCGCCAAAGTGAGTTGCAATAGTCATGGCATCAAGTTCCAGCATCAAAGCCGGTGCAGCCTACATCGAGCTCTACACCAAAGACTCGCGTCTGGTGAAGGGTCTCAACGATGCTGCCAAGCGGCTTGATGCCTTTGGAAAAGGCCTCCAAGGGATCGGGACCAAGATGGCCATGCTAGGTGTGGGGATCGTCACCCCACTGGCCGGAGCTGCCAAGGTCTTTGCCGACATGGGAAGCGAGATGGTCGACATGAGCCAGCGAACCGGCGTGTCGGTCGAAGCCCTCTCGGAGTTGGGATTCGCTGCCGAGCAATCCGGAGCCGACATGGGGACTCTCGAAGGATCGCTTAAGAAGATGCAGAAAATGCTCTTCGAAGCGGCCTCCGGATCGCAGTCGGCCCAAGAAACGCTCGCATCCCTGGGACTGAGCGTCGCGCAGCTCTCGAAACTATCGCCGGACGAACAGTTCAAGCTGATCGCCGATCGGATGTCGCAAATCACCGATCCGACGCTAAAGACCGCCACGGCCATGGCGATCTTTGGCAAATCAGGCACCCAGCTGTTGCCAATGCTATCGAGCGGTGCCAAAGGAATCGAGGAACTCCAGCAGCAGGCCCGCGATCTGGGGCTCACCATGGCCACCGATGATGCCCAAGCGGCCGAGGCCTTTGGCGATCGCATCGATGTTCTTTGGAAAGTGCTCAAAAAGGCAGTCTTTACCATCGGATCTGCTTTGGAGCCGGTCCTCTCGGCGATGATCGATTCGACCGTTCGGATCGTCGTGGTGACCAGTGACTGGATCAAAAACAACAAGGACCTGATCGTCACCGTCTTCAAGGTCGGCATGGCGATCGCAGCCGGAGGTGCGGCCATCGTTGCTCTGGGGGCTGCGGCAACCGGACTTGGGACCGTATTTAGCGCAGCTGCTGCAGTGATCGTTGGCATTGGACAGGGGATCGCGATTCTTGGTACCGCGATCGCAGCATTGGTCTCGCCGATAGGACTTACCATCGCTGGTTTGACGGCATTAGTAGCCTACCTCCTCTACACCAGCGGTGCTGGAACGCAGGCCATGAAGTGGCTTGGGGATCGTTTTAACGAACTCAAAGACACGGCACTTGCTGCGTGGAAGGGGATCGGCGATGCGCTTGCTGCCGGTGACATCGCACTGGCTGGCAAGATTCTGTGGCTCACTCTGAAAATGGAATGGCAACGTGGGGTCGCCTTCCTGCAGTCGAAGTGGCTCGACTTCAAGGGATTCTTCATCGGCATCTTCCAAAGCGCGGTCTACAGCGTCGCAGGTTTAATGACCGACGCTTGGGCAGGTCTGCAAACCGGTTGGCTTGAAACCACCCATTTCATTGCCGATAGCTGGACTGTCCTTATAAGCCTGCTTCAAAAGGGCTGGAATCGATTCGGAGGGTTCTTTCAGAAAGTCTGGGCCCGCATCCAAGGTCTCTTTGGCGATACCAATACCGAAGCAGAGATCGCCAAGATCAACGATGAGATCGCTCGCCAAGATGAGCTGATTAACAACTCTCAGAACCAAAAGATCCTCGATCGAGAGAAGCAGCGCCAAAAGGCTCGCAACCAAATCGAGCAAGATCGCCAAGGTGCTCAGTCGGCACTCGGAGATATGCAGGCCCAAGAGCAGTCGGCCTTGGCGGCTGCCAACGAAAAGGCGCTGGCTGATTCCGCAGCGCAGCTTGAGCAAGCAAAAACCGAGTGGAAAGCAGCTCTTGGCGAGGCGGCACAAAAGCGAGCTGAAACCTCCCCCGGGTCGCCGAGCAAATTCTCGTCATCGAGCCTCGGGATGCCAGACCTTGGCAGCATGGACCAATCGCTAGCCGACACCAAGAAGAAAACCGATGTCGTTGGGACCTTCAATCCGCTGGCAGCGATGAACCTGGGAGCCGACTCTCTGGGTGAACGGACCGCTCGAGCTACCGAGGACGTCGCTGCCAATACCAAGAAACTCGTTCAGCAAGCCGACCGTGGTGGCTTGGTATTCGGATAGGAGATTCCCATGCCTGCTCCGATCATCATCGAGCGATTTGACTCCAAAGAGATCAGCGAAAGCAAAGACAATCCAAGTGTGGACTTGATCTACATGATCATGAACACCGAGGATTACGCCACAGCCAAAGGTCTCATGGCCTCGACGATCCCTGCAAAGTTCGGAGATCTGTTCTTGGACGATTACCACATCGTCCACCAAGGCAACGGCGTCTGGGAAGGAACAGCGAGGTACGTCAAATGGAAAAGCGAGTCTCAGTACTCGTTTGACACCGGGGGTGGCACCCAGCACGTTACTCAAAGCATCGCCAATGTGGGCAAGTATTCGGCAAGCGGCTTTACGGCTCCAGATTTCTTCGGTGCGATCGGGGTAACGGATGATCGCGTTGAAGGAACCGACGTTACGGTTCCGGTTTTCAACTTCACCGAGACCCATTACATCCCCAATCTGCTCGTCACCGGTGCGTACAAGCTCTTGCTGTTTAATCTCACGGGCAAGGTCAACGGTGCAAGCTTTAAGGGATTCGCCAAGGGGGAAGTCCTGTTTCTCGGAGCAAGCGGCTCCAAGCGTGGCTTGGACGATTGGGAGATCACATTCCGATTTGCAGCAAGCCCCAACGTCGCTGGTCTATCGCTTGGGAGCATCACCGGAATCGCCAAAGAAGGCTGGCAGTACCTTTGGGTTCGCTTCATCGATGATGAGGACACGACTGCCAAGGCGCTGATCAAGCGACCTGTCTCAGCCTATGTCGAGCAAGTGTATTCCTATGGTGACTTCAGTGGCCTTGGGATCGGAGTCTAATCGATGGGGGATAAGTTCCATAAGGTGTTGCCGGGCGATCCACTGAAGATTCCAGCAGAGGCATGGAATGCATTGGTGGATCTGTCCCAGGCGCAAAAGAACCAGCAGCATGATCTGCTGAGCCAGACCGAAGGAA